TGGTGGGAGTCAGCGTTCCCTGTTATTACTACAGACGTTTCTGGCGCATAATTTGTAACATAAATATAACTAAACCCGTGGAGCAAAACTCCACGGGTCTTCAATCAAGTAAAGGACTACATAGTGAAATTATTTGGCTTTGAAATTGGTACTCCCAAAAAAATAGAAGATGCTCAACTAGAACAACCTAAACAGAAATCGTTTACCCTTCCTCAAAACGATGACGGGGCGGTAACGGTTGCTGGTGCCGGTTATTATGGTACATATGTAGACCTCGATGGTACCTTCCGAAACGAAACACAACTAATCACAAAATACCGAGAACTTGCTATTCAACCTGAAATGGAAACTGCCATTGATGAAATCGTCAATGAAGCAATTGTAATTGAAGATGGTGGTCAGTGTGTTGAAATCAACATGGATGAACTTAAAGTTCCAGATCAAATCAAAAAACGTATTGAAGATGAGTTTAATCTTGTTCTAAAACTACTAAACTTCAACAATATGGGACATGATATCTTCCGTCGTTACTATGTTGATGGAAGATTGTTCTATCATATTGTTATTGATGAAACCGAACCTATGTATGGTATTCAAGAATTAAAGTATATTGATCCTCGCCGTATTCGTAAGATCCGCGAAATCCAAAAGATGCGTGATCCGAATACAGGTATTGAGTTGATCAAAAAACAAATAGAATATTATCTCTACAACGAAAGAGGTATGATTGGTTCTGGTTCTAACCTTGGTTCTAAGATTGCTCCAGATTCCATAGTAAACGTCAATTCGGGTCTAATGGATCCAAAACAAACAATGGTCCTTTCTTATCTTCATAAGGCCATCAAACCATTTAACAACCTACGTATGGTTGAAGATGCAACCGTCATTTATCGCCTCTCCAGAGCACCAGAGCGTCGTGTATTCTACATTGACGTAGGTAATATGCCAACTGTCAAGGCTGACCAGTATGTGCGTGATATTATGGTCAAATACCGTAATAAGTTGGTCTATGATTCCTCTACAGGTGAAATCAAAGACGACCGTAAACATCTATCAATGTTGGAAGATTTTTGGTTACCACGCCGTGAAGGTTCTAAAGGTACAGAAATCTCTACACTAGAAGGTGCCCGTAACCTTGGTGAGTTGGAAGATGTTAAGTATTTCCAATCTAAACTATATCGTTCATTGAATGTTCCTATTGGTCGTCTAGAGCCACAGCAAGGATTTTCACTAGGTAGATCAACAGAAATCACTAGAGATGAGTTAAAGTTCACAAAGTTCATCCAGCGTCTTCGTAACAAGTTCTCCATACTATTTGACGACCTACTAAGAGTCCAATTGGTACTTAAAAAAGTATGTACCGAAGAAGAATGGAAAGAGTTTAAGGAAGATATTTTCTACGATTTCAAAAAAGACAATAACTTTGATGAGTTAAAAGAAGCAGAACTTCTTAATGTCCGTCTAGATACACTTGCAAAAGTAGATCCATTTGTTGGTAAATATTATAGTATTGAATGGGTTCGTAAGAACATTCTTCAACAGTCTGACGAAGACATGGAAGAAATCAACGGACAGATGGAACAAGAAAATGCTATTATGGCACAGCAACAGCAACAGCAAATGATTGATCAGCAGGCACAACAACAAGCCGATCAGCAAAACCAGTTACAGTTCCAAGCACAACAGCAGATCACACAGGCTGCTGTTCAGCAAGAGATTGATAAGAATACCGAAGAACAACCTGTTAGTAAGAATGAACTAATCAATAAAGACCATGAACAATCTATGATGGATAAAAAGATTGAGTTGGAAAAGATTAAGTCAAAAAAATCTGCGGCGCCTGCTAAGAAACCAGCACCAAAGAAAAAGACAGTTGCTAAAGAAGCAAGAGACTTAGGATTAGTTTATGTTGGTAATAACCAATATACTGATCCACAAGGTAGTGTTAGATTTATAAATGAAAACGGATATCTCATTGAACTAAATAAGGACAGTTTAGTTGACTAAGATTATTAAAGAACATACACATACTGGTGCTATTGAACCTGGTTCTGCTAAAGGTGAAGAACACCAATACATTAGTAATAATGTTAATGCTTATCAACTTGATCAAGAAGATAAGTTGATGAATATACAAAAAGCACATTTGGATCATCATAATAAAGCATTAGGTTTTAATCACTTTAATCCAACTGAAATAAGAACTGGAAGAAATCACCATTTAAAGGCAAATACCGTTATACAAGAAACAACAACGGCCAGAACAAGAGTTAAAGCAAAGTTGGATGAACTAGGTGGTAATGTAGGATACGAAGGTATCTCTGATGCACCACCAAAAGGTAGAACAAATGACCAACTTGAAGAAGGTCCGCTAAAAGATAAAGCCAAAAAAGTGGCCATGGCAGGAATGACTGCTGCTAATATGTATACCATGGTAGACGCTATGAGCCAGCATAAATCACATCCTCAAAGTGATATGGTACGTGCGGCAACAGCATTACCAGGTGCAGCAGGATGGGCAGCAAGTGCCGCACATTACGGTAAAAAAGGTTACGATCTAGCAAAAGACGCATTAAAGAAGAAGGCGACCATGAAAGAAGATAACGACATCGAAGAATCCGCAGCATGGCAACGTAGTGCTGGTAAAGATCCAGAAGGTGGTCTTAACCGCAAAGGTATTGCTTCATATCGTAGAGAACATCCTGGTTCTAAACTTTCTATGGCCGTTACAACTAAACCATCAAAGTTGGATCCAGATAGCAAACCAGCAAAGCGTCGTAAGTCATTCTGTGCCCGTATGGGTGGAATGAAAGGTCCTATGAAGGATGAAAAAGGTAGACCAACTCGTAAGGCATTAGCATTGCGTAAATGGAATTGCGAAGAACAACGAGGTGATAGACCGGCCGATATGTCAGATGCTACAGCAAGAGGTATTTACGAAGATAAAGAAGTAGTATATACACACAAAAAAGGTCCTCTATACGGTACCGTTACACAACATGATGATGGAAAATTTTCTACTCGCAGAAAAATAGGAATGCATTGGAAAACAGCCATGCACAAAACAAAAGAAGGTGCTATTGGTCATTTAGAAAATGATGGAAATTTGAAAAAACTAAAGTTTAGATTGAAAAAAGAACAGATTGAAGAAAAGCATTTGACTCCTGCCGAGACCAAAAAGAAAGAAGAGATTGTAATGTCCATGAAGAAAGGTCTTCCTGGAATGAAAAAGCGTTATGGTGACCGTGCTAAAGAAGTATTGTATGCTACAGCAACAAAAAGAGCAAAGCAAGTTGCTGAAGAACAAATTGATGAACTAAAGGCAGAAACACTTGGTTCATATGTAAAGAAGGCCTCTGCTTCACGTAAAAAGTCCTTGCAAGGCCATAAGGCAGACATCAAAACCTGGGGTAAACGCCAAAAAGGTATTACAACTGCTATTAAACAATTAACAAAAGAAAATAGTAAAGATAAAGATTGGGATGATGCAGTTGGCCCAATGAGTAAAAGCGATGTTGCCGAACAACAAAGTCATTTACATTTGAACAAACCAGATACTAAGTATGCACCAGGTGCATCAGGAACAACCAGAACAATACACGAGGAAACTACAATGGAAAATCAAAACCTTATTAATGAGGCGATTGAGAACATTTTAGAAAATGATCTTTCCGCTATGAAAGAAAATCTCATGACTGCCCTCCAAGAGAAGGCACAAGAAAAATTGGAAGAGCGTAAGAAAGAAATCGCTGCCTCCTATTTTGCTCAGTAAAGGATAGTATAATGAAAACACTCAAGCAACTACGTGAAGAATATAATGATAAATTTATGTCTCAGGTTGAAGTTCTTCCTGAGGAGTTGATGCTTGAGAAAAATGTTATACCATCTACAAAAGAAATGCCTTCTCTGCTTATCTTTCGCAGAGTTTCTTTCAGGTCATATCCTAAAGGCCAAGTTGTGGCACTATACTATTCTAAAACAATGGATAAGTATCTTTCTGTTCCGATTGGACCAGGTAACAGTGTAAACCTTAGTGAGTCCGTTGTTTCAGATTCACTTGATGAGGCCTGCTGGAAAGGTTATAAACAATATGGTATGAAGAAAAAAGGTGGTAAAGAGGTACCAAACTGTGTACCTGTTGAAGAAGATGGACCTGTTATGTCTCGTTATACAGAACGTCCAACATATGAGCATTTTAAGGATAAAGTTCAAAAACTTCGTAATGAAGATTGGAAAGACACCGCAGATACAGCGGCCGATGTATTAGTTCCTTATTATAGTGCTGGTAAAAAGGCCATTAAAGGTGACTGGAAAGGTGCAGCAAAAGATGCGGCTACCGATACCGCTTTGATGGCAGTTGGAGGTCCTTTGACAAGAACTGCTGCAAAAGGTTTAAAGCTTGTTGGTAAAGGCGCTAAAAGATTATTTAAAGGTGGTACAAAAGCGACATCAAAAGCGGCTCTTGCCGCAGGTGCAGGTGCAGCAGCCACAAAAGTAGCATCAGATGTGGTAAAAACTGCAAAAGATACAAAAAATAAAGTGGAAAAAGACCTTGAAGGTGATGCAGCAAAGCAATATAAAACACCAGTAGCATCTGCTAAACATTATAGTTCATGGGAAAAATCTCCAAAATCATCTCCTGTTAGTGATATAAAAACTAAACAGGCTGAACTATCATATATGAAAAAAGTTGGTTCTACTGTAAAAGAAAACTCCATTTCAGACATTCGTGATATGATAAAAGAAGGTATTGATAGTGTGGACTTTTCCATTAATGGAAGGCAAGTTACACTAAATACCTCTATGGCAAAAAGAATCCTTGAAGTCTATGACTCGGTCAACATTAAAAACAAAAAGATTGTAGAATCTATGTTGAATGAAGACCTTGAGTCCTTCAAAAAATTAATTAACTTCTCAATTAGGAATTAAAAATGGCAAACGTAATCACAGAACAAAAGATTATTGATAACCAGAAAAGAGCATTGCTCAAATATGTTATCCGTTTTGACGGAACATCAACTGCCAATACTCTATTGGTTAATGCTGCTAATCTTGCTTTTTCACTTAATGCTACAGGTCAGATTATGACCTCAAATACTAATCCAAAGTCTACCTATCACACAACCATTAAACGTATTTTTGGTCAAGGCCAGTTTAAGTCAGGTTATAGTATAGCACTAGGTTGGCAATCAGATGCCAATACTGATATTGTAACAATAGGTAGTGGTTGGTTTGATTACAACTTTGATCCACAGGGATTGTCTGCTATCATTCCTATTCCAAACAATACAGGTAATACAACAGGCAATATTGTTATCAGTGGTGTGGGCAGCATTGCAGCATCCGATGCTGTTACAATCTTTATCGATTTGAAGAAAGATAACAAAGATTACTCAGCTGGTCAGACTGCTGATCCTGCTGCATTTAACTGGTATGATTATCAAGGAAATCCAAAGTCATGATCGACCTATTAGAACACATCCTTACAGACGACTACGTTTCTGCCACAGAGTTATTTGAAGCACGTTTAAATAACATCCGTGAAAAGAAACTCTATGAAATGAAACAAGATATTCAGGCCGAAGCATTTGGTGGTTTAACCAAAGCAGACATTGAAGCACGCCGTAAAGCTGGATATGTTAAAGCATCTGATGTTCTTCCAGATCCTCGTGATTACGTACCTGAAAATGAACCTAAAAAGAAAAAGATTGCCGTTAGACGTAAAAAAAAACTAAGTGAAAGTAGTATTGATACACCTATTCCACCATCCGCACATACATGGATTGAAAAAAGAAGAAAAGAACAAGAAGCAAAAAGAGAAAGAGAACAACCTAAAACATCAGCGCCTAGGTCAACTAAAAAAACACCTGAAAAATCTAAAAGTGTTTTCGACGTTGCTAAACATCCAGGGTTGAAGAAGAAAGAACCTAAAAAAGAAATTGATGATTATGAAGGTAAAGGTAATGCACCTTCTATGATGTATGGAAGGTTGAAACAAAAAATTGCAGGTCATAAACCATCAGCACCAGGTTCTGGTGTTCTTAAAGTTGCCGGCAAAGTTGCTGGTACAGTTAAGGATGTTGGACTAAGATTTATCAATAATCTTGGTGAAGAAAACGCCTAAATATACCTAAAGGCAGAGGAAACCAATGAAACTAATAACCGAAGAAATTCTAGACATTCAGTATCTTGTTGAAGATAATGGTAAAGGTGGAAAGAACCACTTCATCACCGGCATCTTTATGCAGGCTGAAAAGGTCAATAGAAACGGTCGTGTATATCCTATGAGTGTCCTCTCCAAAGAGGCGGATCGTTACAACCGCGAATACGTTCAAAAGAATAGAGCATTTGGTGAGCTAGGTCATCCTGAGAATCCTCAAATCAACCTAGACCGTGTGTCCCACATGATTACATCATTGCATCCTGACGGGACAAACTTTATTGGTAAAGCAAAGATTTTAGATACTCCTAACGGTAAAATTGTTAAGAGTCTACTAGATGGTGGTGCAAGCCTTGGTGTGTCAACAAGAGGCGTAGGGTCTCTAAAAGCGCACAATGGTTTTCAACAAGTCCAAGATGATTACAAGTTAGCAACAGCAGCAGATGTTGTGGCCGACCCATCAGCACCAGAGGCATTCGTTCGTGGTATTATGGAAGGTAAAGAATGGGTATTTCTAAACGGAGAGTGGCATGAACAAGACCACTACCGTGCAGTCAAACTCATTAAAGAAGCATCCAGACACGATGTCGAATCAGTAGCCTTAAAGATTTTTGAAAATTATATTTCAAAATTATAAAAATACTAAATAACATAGGAAAATAAAAGGAGTATCCTAAACATGGGTAAATCACTAACCGAAGCAGCGAAAGCTGTGCTAGAAGGTAAGCAACTAACTGAAGGTGCTTATCCAGAAGTATCACCTGGTAAGATTTCAAATCCTAACCCAGTTGATCCTTCAACCGCATCAACAGTTAATGCTAAGACATTACATCCTGGTACAAAGTCACCAGAAGGTCGTTTTGCTAATCCAAACGGCCCAGACGTTGCATCATTTTCTGGTGTTGATGATCTTGGTGGTGCTACACCAACATCAATCGCATCTGATAACCTTGGTGCTAAGGCTGCTGGCAAAACCGGCAAAGACACATCAAAGTCATCTGCATCTTCCGTTTCAGGTGAAAAGAAGAAATCACTAAAATCACAACCACAGTCTGGTTCATCTGCTCCTGCTGGCCTTCCAGAAGAGATGGAAGATGACCGTCCAGTAGTTGCTGAAACATCAGCAATTGCCGAGCGTGTTGCTACCATCAAAGAAGCAGCTAAGAAATCAAAGATGGCTGCATCTGCTTGTTCAATGGAAGAAGAGAACCTTGAGGAAGAAGAATTAGAACTTTCCGAGGAACTAGAAGATTTCATTAACGAAGCAATCGAGGCAGGTCTTGATGAAGAAGAGATCCTTGCTGCTATTGAAGAGAACTTTGAGTTTTCAGAAGAAGTTCTTGACGAAGAGACATCAGAGGAATCACCAGTCGAGTATTATCCAGTTGACATGTCCGAACATGTTAATGCTTTACTAGAAGGTGAAGACCTTTCAGAAGATTTTCATGCTAAGGCAACCACAATTTTTGAAGCTGCTGTAAAAGCGAAACTTGAAGAAGAAGTTGCCCTACTTGAGCAGGCTTATGCAGAGACATTGGAAGAAAGAGTTGCAGA